TTCTTTATACTCTGGAGTATCCATCAATGTTTTAGCTTTTCGTCCAAACCGAATTGCTAGTTCTCCGGTGTGAGTCGTTTGAATTATTTTTAATTTAGGATGCTTTCCAATCATCCATGCCGGTAGGAGAGATGATGCAAATTCAGATTTAGTATGCCGTGGCGGCATATTCACAATAATTCTTTTTGATTTACTATTTGCAATATCATTAAATTTTTGAGCAATGATCTTGTGATGGGGCCCCTGAATAAAGTCGGGCCACATATGTTTCACAAAAGTTAAAAAATCTTCACGGATCCGTTCATCTGTTTCGTGCTTCTTAACAACGAGGTGGGCTTTAGAAAATTCCAGTTTAATGTCTTCCGGAACAAGGTCCGATTTCAATAATTTTTTTATTTTTTCTGTGTTTGTTTGCATATACGGGACTCAAAATGAATTTAGCGTCATTGACCGTCTAAATCAAGGATTAAAGGGCAAACATTGGGACCCCTATTTTAAAAGGGTTAATCGACTTTGAGAGAAAGTTCAAAGTTGAGATTCGACTTGGTACCTCTATTGAAGCGGGGCGAAGCCCCGCCCCCTACCGGGGGCGGGGTGGGATAAAAGAGCTGTTGTATTTTTGCAACAGCGGGGCGAAGCCCCGCCCCCTACCGGGGGCGGGGGGTGGGATAGAAGATGTGTTGCATTTATGCAACACACACGAATAAAGTGAGTATTAAATTAATTATTTACTTGACACGATTATACTTGACAAGGCGAGTGATAACTCGCCTTGTTTCTTTAGCTATGGTCTAACTAAATTGTCATCATCATATTGTTGTTGTGTAATTGGAATGCGTTGACCAAGTAAATCATTGATGAAGTAATAAGCATTGTCTTGTCGCCAATCACGATCTTTATACCACGCATTATCACAATCAGTTCTTTTAGCTTGGATTACTCTACCAAAATAGTCTATTGCTCTTTCTGCATATTCCTCAACCCAATCATATTCACATCTTTGCGAACAAAATAAACCAAACAATAAATGCGTTCTTCTTCTAGTCGCATAATGTTTCTGTCCTTTCGTTCCTCTTATTCTGTCTTTAGTTCTATAAGTATGACACTTAACACCTTGACAATATTTCATTTAGTTAATCTTTCTTTTAGTTTATTCATTTCAATAGTTCCCATATGCTCGTTCATTAAAGAATAATCGCCATCTGTATTAAGTCGAATATCCTTTCTTTCGCCACCATTATAAACATTTACTTTACTAATAGACTCTAAATGGTCGTCTATTGCCATCAGTAAAATATCTTTTGTACTGTGATACCTTTCCCAATTTTTATCTTTCATTTTCTATTCCTTTCTTTCCATTGTTCTTGTTCCCATAGCCTTTGAGTTAAATCTTTTTTACTCGCAATTTTATCCACGAAATAAAAAAAGACCAAAATAACTGACAGCCACAAAGTGGCTGTCAGAATTTCTATTAAAAAGATATTAAACATCTTTTTGTTTATCTTGCAGTTCTTTTAGTTTTACTGCAAGTCTATTTATATTATCAGCATTATCCTTAACTCTTTCAATAAGAGTTTGAATAACATCTAATAACTTATCTGTCGTTTTTTCTGTCATCATTAAGCTATCCTTTCTACTTTAATGGGATTAACAGCTTGTCGCCATTGGTTTCCATTTTTGTTAGGTGTTGCGTCAAAATCCCAATAAATAAAACAATCATTTCCATCTTTTGAAACGAAGTGCTTACCTTGCGTATTTGTATTAGGTTTTGTCCACGTTGCTTTACGTGTTATGATTTCTTGATACTTTTTAGCGAAATAAGTAATCAAGAAAATATCCTCTTTCATATTTAGGATTTGCTCTTTTACGTTTTCTTTCATTGTTAGACCTTTCTGTTATGTATGGGATTATATATGAAATCCCATACATTGTCAATACCCTATTTTTGGGCTTGTTTTTCGTATTCAACTCTTGCGAGTATTTTGTCCTTTCTACTGACATTTTTATTCTTCATAGATTTTATTCTATCCGCCAGATTTTTTGGATTGTAGATAACAAGTCCAGTTGAGTTAGTTCTTATAATCTCGTGTTCTTGAACATTTAATCCAAGTTCAGTACATAACTCAATCGCCTCATCTAAATATTTATAACCTTTTAAACCAACTTTGATTTCTTTCATTTGATCTAAAACAGATTTAATCCATTTATAATGTGCCATTATTAATTGACCTTTAGCTTGTTGCCAGATTACAAAAGTATTAAACTCCTCTTTTGAAACTGGAATTTGTCTATCTCTACAATACTCACGACCAATTAAATCCAACTCATAGTCATTGTTCCAATCTCTTGCGTGAGATATTTCATTTCCCTTGCCACCAGAAAATCCAAGTGCTTTTTCGTTTGCGTCATTGAATTTAGTTTGGTGTGGATTGCTTGGTTTATTTTCCATCTCAATATTGATATCTGGATTACAATTTTCTTTTGCTTTTAACTCATCTCTAAAATAAGCATAAGCAAAGTCACGACTTTCTGGTCTATAACTATCAATGTCGTCTTGACGATCAACACCATCAACATCACCATTTAAACGAAAGTCAAAATGTTTTGAAACATACTTGTCATCTTCATTATTACTCTCGTCGTGTCTTTCGTGGTCAAATGGATTATTGTCCTCAACTGTTCCATCTTTCTTCGCCATATAACCAAAATGAAAGCAACTATCTTTTGCGATAGTGTTCACGTTAGGATATTTGTCTTGAAGATAATGTGCCATTTTGACATCATCTTTTGGGTATTGTCTTGTCACACATTGTTGTGCAAGTTCCCAAGTCGCATTTTGTTTATCTAAAAAACTCTCCCTACATTGAAAGAATTTCTCTTTTTCTTGCGTGTTCTCTTGTTCCAAGTGTACTCGCATACGATTTGCGATTTTATTTCTGTACTCGGAATTTAGTCTTAATCTACTCATTGTTTTGTCCTTTCTGTTAGGTGACTTGCAAGTGCGTTTTTGTACTGCCACTTGCAAGTTCACGTTCAATGTTTAATAGTTTTTATACATATTAATATCTGGGAGTTTATATTAATCAAAATAATTGTCAAGCTATTTTTTTCTTTTTTCCCCGCCCCCTACCGGGGGCGGGGGGTGGGGATAAATATAAATCGTTAAAATAATGCTTGACTTATTTTACCCATATGATAATATAGGATATTATGAATTATACAAGTTGCACAATCTGTGGTTGTAGCCCAAAGCCAGACGAGTGGTCTGGACAAGTTGAAGGAGTTTGCTTTGATTGTGGATAGTATTTGGTTTTATCCAATTATGTTTTTTGTCGGACTAGCAATACTATTTTTGTTTGACATTTAAACTTGAGCCGAAATCCTATTACAACTTCAGGTTGAGTTGTAATATTTGGTAACATTTTGTTACTTGACTACTATAGGATATTATGTTAAGATATGGGCTATGTTAACACACAAAAAAATAATGAAAGTGTTGTCCAGAAAGAATGGGCATCACGTCAGCCGCAAATCAAAGCTAGAGGGGATGTTACAATCTCTGACGGCATTGAATCTCGTTGCCTGCCGACAACGTCAGCTTGGCAATTGGGCCTCAAATTGGTTTGAGGAAATAGATAAGGTTGAACTTATCTTAAAACGTGCATTAGCACGAGTCTAAAAATTAAGATCCCAGGCGCTCAGGCGCCTGGGCTTGAGCCCTGATCCTATTACTGTCGTCATCTTAAGCACTGACTGATGGGAAGAGGATCTGGGGTCAAGTTCCTGGTTAACAAATGCAAGGCGGAACCGATAACGCCCCAGGCAGCGGTCACTGTTAACTGGTTACGGGCGTACTAGATACGCCCTACTTGGCCACTTTAGAATGATTCTAAATTCTAAAAAATTAAAAAATCATCAAGCATCAAGCATCAAGCCTGAATCATCAAGCGGGCCGGAGGCCCGCCCCCTACCGGGGGCTGGGGGTGGGACAGTAAATTTTTTATTATAGGCCCTGCGCCAACCCCAACCACCGGCCTAGTATATAGGATTTTATGAGATATGTCAATCACTTTATACGCGAATCAGTAAAATAAATTCCTAGACAATGGACCTGGGATCCTGTAGGATGGAATTAGAAAGAGGTAAATTATGAAAAATAAATGGGGTGAAAAATTAGAACCTAAAACAATTAATTGGAATGGCCAAAAAATTACGGTGCCATTTAATTGCGCAATCTATAAAGATAAAGAAGTTAAGATCCAAAATAGATTTGGTGGTGAAGAATGTACGGTCCCAGGTTACGCGGCCGCTGTTTATGATACCATTATTGGAGCGGAGCGCTTTGAAGAGCATAACACAATGCGCCTGGGCCTGGATTGGTTCGCTAAACATTTTCCAAAACAATATATGGTGCTACTTGATTAGATCCAAACACAACGATTTATTTAACTACTTCATCCACGATGCGCGGGATCTCAGTCCCGCGTACGTTAAAAAGTGCGAGCGCTTCCTGTGGTCCCTGAGAAATGCCGGATTAGTAACTAAGCAGCAAGCGAATACGTTATTCAAAATGAAAGCAACAAGCATCAAGCTTGACAAGCGTCAAGCATAGGATTATATAAGATTTATGAAAGTTAAAGAAGCTCAAAAAATAACCGGATCAATGACCAGGACCAGCAAAATGCCGGGCCTGTCTTACAGTCTTCCAGCCTGGGAATGCCAGGTAGGCGCGAAGCTGCGCGCCGTGAAGGGCTCAGTCTGTTCTGGATGTTATGCACTCAAAGGAAATTATACCCGGTATCCTGCCATTAAAGCCGCTCAGTACTACAGGCTCCAGTCCCTGCGCCATCCTTCATGGATCCCGGCCATGGTAGCCCAGATTAAAAGACAGAAATTTTTTAGATGGCACGACGCCGGAGATATCCAAAGCGTCCAGCACCTTAAGAACATCATGGAGGTATGTACGCAAACGCCAAGCACCAAGCACTGGTTGCCAACGCGTGAAGTTAAATATACCAGTCTCATGGATCCAGCCATAGTTCCGACCAATTTAAAAATTATAATCTCAGATCATATGATCGA